TACCACTGATGCAATCACGAAGGGTAGTAGCTGGCCCAAGGTAGCAGACTCATAGTAGGCTTCATCGGTGATGTTGTAGCCAGACTTAGTAGCCTTCTCTTTACGACAGTAACGCTCAGCATTACGTAGCATCTGCCACGCAACACGCTTCTCATTATGTATGCGTTGCTTGGTATCTTCAACGTCGAGTTCATTCTTAATCCAACCAGTACGAGAGATAGCCCACGAGTAGCACTCTTGCAGTACATCCTCACGCTCAACCCATTGGTTATATCTTTTATGTACAACGCTAGCAACCGAAGGTGCTATGTCATAGATGGATGGATGTATCTCACTCATTCTCCGGTACCTCTGGCCACTTACCATCGAGTACCATCATTGCAATAGCACTGTAGTTAAGTAGATCAAGGAAACTATCGCGCAGTGATTCGTTAGAAGGCTGCACCTCTGAGTCAATGAGGTTATTAATACGAGCTATCTTGTCCCACATACGTACACGCAGACCATTAAGTGGTCCACCTGGTGAGTGAGCAATGTTCTTTGGGCCGTAGTCGTGATGCTTACGAATGAGTAGATTGCCTGCTGCATCCATAATACGCCATACATCTGCAATGAACTCTGGTTCTATCTTGTCTGTATAGGTCGTATCGAGATAATCTCTGTTGCCATATCCACCTCTAGGATCTGGAAGCCCATATGCTGCAAAATCTGTATCATCTGTAGCCATTCGTCTCTACTCACCCTTCTCACCAACCAGCAAAGCTCTGGTTGCATCCGCACCAAATTTTAAGTAATGGTCATTGATGTCCATACCTGGTGGTAGTGTAACAATAACCGAGTTTAATATCTCACTAGCGACACGCTTGGAGAACTCTGCTCCAGGGTTAGTGCCATCTTCCTTGATGTCGTTATCACCTACGATAAAGACTGTGTCATAACCTGTAAACAACTTAGCAAAGTGTGGCTTCCACGCCTGCACTCCTGGTATTCCTACTGCTGGGATACCCAGTACCCCACTTGTAATGACTGTATCTAACTCACCTTCACAGACCACAATATGTGGTGACATAGACAAGGTATCTTTGACGTTAAAGAGATGAGCCTTCTGCCCTACTGGGCTACCGTACTTAGGCTTACCATCATCTAGTCTACGAAACTTAAAGCCTACGCACATCTCAAGGGCGGTGATGTAAGGAATAGAGATCCATCCATCGTACATCTCGTGACCGTTGATGGGATCAGTCACTGTGCCTAGCTGAAACCGTGCTGCTACCTCTTCAGATATCCCACGTTCTGCTAGCACGACGAGTGCTTCCGGACTTACCTCCTGTGCGTATCTCTGCACCGCTTCCTTTAGCGATTTCGACTGCACGTTTGAGGCCATCCTTAAACTCCAAGTTCTCTAGTATGCAGACAATACTGACTGCGTTGCCACCCTTACCGCAAGTGTGGCAGAAATACAAATTGTCCACTGTGTTCATCACCGCAGACCTGCGTGAATCAGAGTGCAGAGCACACCGTACTGCTACTGCCTTACCTTCTCTAACCTCACCGCCATAGTGGGCAATGATTGCTCCTATGGGTACAGCCGTAGCGTCTAGTTCACCTTTGTAACGCTTGTTCTTACGAACCCTGGCCCAATCTTGTGCTGACATTCACACCCTCCACACTTCTCGTGCCAGTGTGTAGCACGTTTGAGATGGTTCAGTGAGTTCTCCTCACCTGCCTTAGTGCAGTAATCGCAAATCATTGCTCTACCACTTCATCTGGTAGGTACTCTTCTGTTGCTTCTTCAGCGTCAGCTTCCTTGATTGCTTCTTCGATCTTAGATTCTGGTTCTTTCCACGTAGTAGTGGTGGTGATCTTTCCTTCTGGTACTGGCATAGTTATTACTACCTTCCCCCATCTCTGGGATTGACTTAATGATTTACCGCGTTGTGTAGTGCGCCTTCTTTGACGAAGAGGTCTAATGGTCGCTGCCATCTGACTTCTCCTTAATCCACTGTGCTAGGTCCTGTATAACCCAAGCCTTTTCTATACCGGAGTTGCGACGCTTAACCACAACATAATGCAGTGGCACTTCCCCTATACCACGTGCTTTAGCATAGTTAAGCGCCTCAACTTCGGCTTCGGCCCAGAACTCTGGTAAGGACAGGGCCTTTCTATTCTTGAGTTCTAGTATGTAAGTCTTTCCCGCGACTACGCACACCAGATCTCCTTCATCCTTAGCGCCTGCCTTCGTTAGCCTTTCAGCTAGTAATCCAACAGAGCGTAAGAATTTCATTACATCAGTCTCGAACTGAGCACCTTTGCGGCCATTAGGATTAGCCATCTTTACCCGTATCGTAGACTGCTTTACCATCTTCATCAAAAGTTACCTTGAGGATCTTTAGATCTATCAGCACAAGGATAAGGTTACGCATATCATTACGCAACTGATTGATCTCATTCTTCAAGTACTGAATCTCAGTTTGTTGCTTCGACATTGTATCCTCCTGAATATCCGTGTTGCTGATCTCTTCTAAACATATTACCCCAGACAGGATCGTCTGTGATCTGACACGCTGCGTAGTTTACATACAGGGTTGCATAGTCTGATGCGTCAGCAGTGTGTGGTCCAAATCTATTCTTCACCGCAGCAACCTTGAGGGTTGCCTGGTTGGGATCATAGCCCAGCGTTAGGATCAACGCCGGTAGTTGACTTACCTTACCGTGAATTGCACGTCGTGCTGATGGGTTAGTAGGGTTGCCATACTCACTTTGTTCTGACACGTGATGTAGTACAAGTACACAAGCCTCAGTCTTACGAGCCATATCGTGTAACTCCATCATAATCGCACGTAACCCAGCCCATTCGTTATCAGTCTCAGCTGCAACGTTCATCAGGTTATCTATCACAATTAACTCTGGTGCTATTCCGTATAGTTCTATGTAAGCCTTGATCTCTAACTCAATATCATCTAGCGATGGTGATGAGTCGAAGACCCACTTGATGTGCTTTAACTTATCAAAGTGTTTATCGTAGTGATGAGTGTTCTTAGAAAGATTGCCTTCTACTGACAACTGTGTATGACCAGATGTGTGAGCAGCAGCTCTCATCATCACAGTTGTAGTGTCAGTATCGGCTGAAAAGAATAAGGTTGGAACTTCTGACTTGATCGCATAGATCAGAGCGAACATAGACTTGCCTGCATTTGGTGCTGCTGCCACCATACATACTTGCCCACGTCTGAATCTGATCTGCTTAACCCCTAGAGGTTTCCACACGTCAGGTAGTGGCGTTGCTTTGGTAAGCACACCACCCCAAGCGCGGGATAGATCAAGCAATTCGTTCCTCCTTAATTGTTATCTTTCTTTCACGTCGGATGCGCCTGCGCTCACCCTCGGTAATGCCTCCCCAAATGCCGAAGTATTCATTCTGTATTCCCCACTCAGCACACTCTGACTGATGTGGACATCTTCTACAGATTGATTTAGCCATTACCATTTCGGTAGTGTTATTACTTCCAGCTTCCTTCTCAGGGAACCAGAAGTCCCCACCTACACTTGCACATAACGGAGCCTCGTACTTTGCTGGCTCCCGCATTTTATCGGATAAAGATAGGGTCGCACTTGTCCATAGCACCCTTTGGTGCTGAACACATATGAGCCTTCCAAGGTCCTCGTGCTGATGTTCCTTCACGGTAGTTCATTGCACCGTGACGACAGACTGGTGCATCACCTACCGGCGTTGCATTAAAAGCCTGAGCAACTGATGCCACTGTTGGTGCTGGAGCGTGTGATGCACCGACACCTAGTTCGATTGCAGTTGCTTTGATGTTAGCTGCGTTCATTGCGATATCTGCTAGTCCTGATTCTAGTTCAGCAACTGATGCAGCATAGAGATTGATGAGTGTTCCATCTGATAACTTGTAGTTAACCTGGAACTTTGTTCCTTCTGTAGCCATTTAGTTTCCTCCACTTGGTTTGATATTTAGTCTTGCAGTTTCTTGTCCAACACTTACTGGGACATAACCAATAAGTTCTTTAACCTTTTCTTTGTCAACTGTCTCACGACCTTTAACCTTTGTCCAACTGATTTCAATACCACTAGCAGTAACGCCAATGGTTCCCTCGAAAGAAGATTTAAGTGAATCTCTTTGTGCTTCCAACTCTTTAATCTTCTGATCTAATTGTAGAAAGTGCAAGGCCCTTCTGTCAACTTGCTCGTCCTCAATTACTACATCACTAAGGACGATACGTTCTTTTTTTAAGCCAACACAACCCATCATTCCTGATGCGTCATAGTACTGGCAGTAGCTCTTGCAGAAGGTTGCTTCCTTCTCTGGCTCTGGAGCTGACTCCATTGCCTTGACTTCATTCAACCACTGCAACGCCTCTAGCGCAATAGCCTCGTCATAGTTTTCTGTGTGGACTTTGACATCTTTCTCAGCACCATCACGAGCGATAGCAACTAGGTTGACAGTGTTAACTTTATGACCGTTCTGTGATAGTAGATATCCATAGATCTGCACCTGCCAACGTTGCTGCTTTGATGGGAAGTAAGAAAGGTTCTTGACCTTGCTAGTCTTCCAGTCAATGACTGCGCCGGTGCTAGGTATAAACAAGTCCACGTGTGCTTTCATATCACCGTGTGCTACCTCAGTTTCAACAAGGTAATCCTTACCATCTGGATCTAGGTGTCCGATTGCTTCCTCGATTGCAGCGTGGATAGCAGTACCCATAATCGCTGCAAGTTTAGATTGATCCTCGTTAGTGTGAGGTTGTTCATTCAATCGGTACCAGACCTTACGACGGCAACCACCAATTTCTGATGGACCTACCTGTGTCTGAGTGCTGCGATCACGAGTGGCATCCTTAGCGTGGAGCACTGTTAATAGCAGTTCTTTTGGATCAGTTATCATCTGACTTCTCCATCATCATCTCTAATCGTGCAGCCATATATCCTTGTTTAAGATAGTAGTTAGCTGCATATTCATCAGTCATATGAATCTTCTTTACTTCATCCATCATTTCTTATCCCTGTGTTGTAGCCAAGCATCGAAAGCATACGCTGCTACGAAGCCAAGCAATAATCCAAATGCAAACTTCAACATTCTCTTCATCCTTTCTCCTGGGTAACTAATTGAATCGGAGGACAGGTATTGACGTCAAGTACCGACGCGATCTTTATTGCCCGTTCTGCTACCACCTTAGCCATAAGCAGAGACTTGTAGGTTCCAGGCTTGAGTGAGTAGAGATAGCCCAGAGCAAATGCTCCACCGCTACCGGCGGTGAAGAGTCCGCGTTCGCTGGCGTTAAATGATAGATCAGATCCAATAGAAAATAACATCCCATCAAAGGCTAGAAGGTAGGCATAGCTTGACTCTTTATCGGATGGATCGTATCCATTATCCTTAAAGGCAGCAAAGATACTAGGCAGTATCTTCTTACCCATCCACTCGACGGGATCGTATCCCTTGTACGTAGGTGGTTTCCAGTTGTAGGCAAGGATATCTCCTGGTCGTGAGTCACCCGTGATACCTAGTAGATAGTTCCCGATGTGAACAATCTTGGGCGTAGCAGTAGATATGATGCGCTGATCGTTGTCGGTGATCTGTGAGTCAGCCGCGAGGACGGCAAAG